ATCTACAACCTCTTCTAATACTTCACTAAATCGATTACAATTTATTAGATCGGGTGATGAGAATAATCAATAAGTGACTCATACGTACTTTATTGTGAAGTGCTTCCGCTTTTAACATAAAAACCTGTTGAGTGTATACATTGGATTTTATACTCTTATCATATTACATATATTTCCTTTCTGAAGCCCGATCTTAGAGTATTTTGTTTCCAAAAATTTGAATTCATGTTACAAGCCTATGATGAAGGCTTAAAAGAGGTATCCCATGGTAAATGGGATACCTCTCCTTTCCATTCTTTATCTCCACTCAATTTCATACTTCTGACCAAATTCATCGGTCATAATATTTGTAGAGTGGTTAATAGAGCCAATACCAGATACTGGTAATGGATAGTCTGGGACTTCATTTCCATCCGGGTCTCTGGCAATATAATACCAGTCATCCTTGTCAGCTTCATTAATGGAAACATAGACATGAATATCGGAATTTTCGTAACGAAGATAAGCTTCACTTTCTTCGGAACGATCTTTATCCGCATAAAGTTCCATATCTTCCTCACTGATTGGAGCATTGACACGTTCCTGAAGTGCATTTGCCACTTCATCGTCGCTCATATCATATACCTCATCGGATCCACCCTGCTCTAAGACATGACGTTCTTCAATTAACTTCTTCAGATAAGAAGAACCAAATTCACCAAGTCCAGTGCCTTCTGCAGCACCAATACCAAGTTCTTTTCGCTCTTTCATAGAAAGCTCGGTTGCCAGTTTCTTCAAGTTAACACGCTTGTCGATCAGCTGCGCAGATAGAGAACGTGCAGAAGTGATGTTTGCAATCAGATCTTGTTCATTCTTAGTCATTCCACGTCCAGATGCTTTTCGACCCGTCATGGTATCATAAGCTCTTTGCAAACTGTCTGTGAATTTTGTATTGTCTCGAAGAAGATTCGTATAAAGCTGATTCTCTGTTTCAAACTCTTTTTTAAAGTCTGTCGGTTCCCCTTCTTTTTTCTTTTTCTTCTTCTTTTTCTTCTTATTCCCGTTTAAAAGATCTTCAATATCCTGACCACGTCTTGGACGTCTACAAGCAGCACCTGCTTCTGCTTCATCCAAATCTCGCATGAAATCTGTGAACCAGTCTCCGCTCTTAGACTCGGAAGAAGATGCTTCTTCTTCTAAGATCTTTTCTTTTTTATTTTTCTTCTTTTTCTTTCCGACCAGGTTTAAATCCGTCAAAAAAGAAGGTGCTGAAGAACTACCTGCATAGTCATCTCCAGACATCACTTCTAGTTCTGCCAGTAAATTCTCACGATCTTTTGGATCGTGTTTCGTTACTTCATCGATATCAATATCAGGTTCTTGATTTCGATTTGTTGCCATATGTATCGTCCTCCTTTTCTTGATGGTTACGAGTTTGTTTTTTCGGCAGGCTTCCATAGGTAGATATTTCCTATTTGACATGACATTAATCGTTTGATAATATACTATTTTTACGAGGTGATGAAAACTATGGCCATTGATAAAAATAATGCAATGCTCCTGGATGTTCAATATGTACCAGAAAATCGAAAAGCAAATCTACCAGACTACTGCTATATCATTTGGAAGGAAATTGACAGCGGAAAGAAGCATCTGGAGAAAATCCCAAACCCTCCAGTCAATATTTATTTTGAAAAACCAGAGTATCGAAACCACCGATACTTTAAAACTGAGGAAGCCTTGGATCACTTAGAGAAAGTGACAGTTCCTTACAAAAATATCATGAATGCCATTGCAAAAGAAGATCCAGAAGCAAGAGACTTTATGAACCAATGTTTCTTAAATCAGAACTACCGAGATCTGGATCGTGTAAAATTATGTAAGTATGCATTTGGGCATGACTACGACATACGTACGATCTATCGAAATATGTGGATGGATCACTATGACAACGACAAGGCAAAACATATCCACAAAGCCTATGGAGATATCGAGGTCGATATTATGGAGGCATCAGGAGAAGCAGATCCAAGCAAATGCCCCATTGACCTTGTCACAATCATTGACCGAGATCAAAAGCATTCCTATACGTTTATCTTAACAGGAGTAACGTGTCCAGAGAAAGATACTTCTTTGATGAGCGTGCAGGAATTGAAAGACGATGAGATTCGTCATCAGATGTATGAGCATCGGTTAAACGAACAGGCTTATTGGCGAGATCATTATGATGAATTAATTGAAGAATGTCATAAGATGTTTGATGAGAACTATCCAGGATTTGAATATTCCGCTTACTGGTATACCGATGAGGTGGAAATGATTACCGATCTATTTCGGCTCATTCATCAGTTAAGTCCAGACTTCTTACAGTTCTGGAACATCTCCTTCGATATTCCATACATTATTCACAGGTTACAACACTTTGGAATCAATCCGGCGGACATCATTTGTCATCCAGATTTTCCAAACCGAGAGTGTCGGTTTAAGTACGACAACTTTCATTTCCAGATTAAGAACAAAACGCATTTCTTTCGAGTATCGGACTATACGATCTATGTCGATCAGATGGTTAATTATGCAGCCATTCGAAAAGGACAGTCTGAGCTTCGAAACAACAAGTTGACCTACATCGCTAAGAGGGAGATCGGAGACGAAAAGTTAAATTACTCCGAAGAAGGAACCATCAAAACCTTTTCCTATCGGAACTGGTTAAAATACTTCTTATATAATATCAAAGACGTTTTGTTACAACATGGAATCGAAGACGCCACCAACGATCTGGAAACCTTCTATATCTATAGTTACGAAAATATCACACAGTATGAGAACGTGTTTAAGCAGACCGTAAAACTTCGTAACTTCCAGTACCGAGATTGGTTAAAACAAGGATTGGTACCAGGTGTCAACGTCAATGCCTTCAAAAATGGAGATGGTGAAATCCAGGAGGAAGAAGAGGAAGACGACGAGGATGAGGAAGTATTCGAGGTAGCTCCAACCAAGAAGAAAAAGGATGTTGGCTACGAAGGAGCATTGGTAGGAAACCCACTTCTAATCAATCACTTTGGAGATCTTCTCTATGGAAAACGGACTAACAACATTTTCCGATTCTCCATTGATATGGATATGACCGCATTCTATCCATCCACCGTAGGTGCAATGAATATTTATCCAGCATGCTTGATCTTTAAGGTAATCTTACAAGTGAATCAATATGATGTACGAGGTGGTGAAATTCCATTTAATGGAATTACCGATGTGCAGATGGTAAAAGAGAACGACAACAGCTTCGTTGGAGATGTAGCAAAAGAGGCTCTCGATAACTTCATTACTGGAAATCTACTAGCATTCGCTCATAAGTGGATGAATTTCCCAACAGTTGCAGAAGTCTATCAGAAATTAAAGGAGAACTAAAATGGCAAAGAAAAAAGAAATAGCAATACGAGACATCTTAATGAAAATGGAGAAGTTTTTAAAAGATGCCTATATCATACATGGAAAATGCTTTATCGATGGAGACGATTCCAAACGAACTGGAATTGGCTGGGTGTGTGGAGTTTTAAATGACGATGCTTCTACGGTTATGCGAGAAGCATATCCTACGGATGTGATCAATATTTTAAACGTTCGAAATGCGAAAGATCATCCAGAAGAGTTCATTAAAGAAGTTGGAAAGGTGGATGCTGAGAAAGTTGAAATAGAATGTACCAAGTTGTATGAGCTGGTACGCTCTTGTACTTCCTGGTCTCCACTTGCTTTAAGTGAAGAGGACATTGATAAAATCTTTAATAAAGTAGAACGAATTAGTTATGAGTTCATTCCAGATCATCCGGTTCAGATCAGTAAAAGCTTATTTCCAACAATCACGGCAAAGAACGTAGATGCAGTTGAATATATGGCAGACTTTATCCAGGATGATGATTTCCCAGAAAATACCATCGGACGAGTTGTTGTTAAAATTCCTGGGGATTTCTATACCGCCTTTATCGAATACATGTTTATGATTTAAAGATTATTAGGTGATATACATTATTTTAGTAGTAGAACTATCACTACTGCGAATGAGTTCTAACAATGTATTTTATCCAGGCTCGCGATGAGAGCTCACCGTACATTAAACTCCTAAAATTGAATAGGTTGAAACAGACCAAAGAGGTATTAACCGCCTTTGTCTAAGACAGAATGGTTAATTGAATGGGTATGAGAATCACTCTCATACCCATTCTTTTTTATCCGTAAAGCCCCCCCCATGATTGATATACTATTTTTGCGAATCTGAATAATACTATCAGTAACCCTTACATACAGATTCATATAATTAAATAGCGATAGAAATAAATGGTCGCAAACAGGTCAGATTGATCATCCTGCTCAGTGGAGAAAAATGTATGATCCGGGTGGAGGGGCTCGTTAAGAAAGGGACTATATGTCTAAATTTTTCAATAATACCAAGAAACTCGTCAACAAATCCAACCGAGCTGTTAATACAGCAGCAATCTTCGGAATTGATTGCATGGCCGGATTTGCTGGAGGAGTTACCGGAGGATTTGTAGCCAGTGTTACAGAGGGGATGATTGACAACCTTGCCCCAAATGCACCGGCTCCAGTCAAGACAGCGATTGCTGTAGGAAGTACTGCTGTAGGAATTTGTTCCGCAGCAGCTACAGCAACTATTGTTCAGGGAAAACTGATGAAGTCCTATCACGATTCCCTGGAAGGTAGAGCGCTGTTATCAGACATCATTGACAATGATGTCTTCGATGAGGATGGTCAGGAGTAAAAAAGAACCGGTGGCTTTCATAGCACCGGTTCTTTTTTTTGGTTTAATACGCATCGTGTATTAGGATAGAGAAACAATAATGGATATGAAAATACATCCCTTATATCTTGAGGATTTTTTTTCTTAATGAAAAGAAAAGACTTAAATGTAAGATGTAGTTGTACCGCACCTTACCTTATTGTTCGGTGAAAGTTCCCCCTAAAAACATTCGAATAACGTGACCTGGAAAGGGGGAAATTCGTTTTGGCTAGAAATTCCAAAAACGATTCCACGACGGACGATAAAAATACCCAGGGAAAAACCGGTTTTGGTGCTGGTCTAAGTCGAGGACTACTGGATGGACGTCGTGTAAAAAATGTCATCAAACAGATTGACAATTTGGTTGGACAATCCAACTTGACCTTATATGGATCTGATCGTACTTCCGATATCGATCAGCTCGACTCTACGTTCCATGATATCATGAAGGTGGAAATCGACAAAATCACCAATAACGATAACATGGATACGACTTCTTTTTTGTCTAAGTTGTATTCCAATGATCGTATTGAGAATGCACAAGTATCCCGTTTTGTAGATTCTATGAACGGGTTTAGTGGAGGTTTTTCATCGGATGGAACTGCCTCTGCAATGAATAGTTATTTGGAAGGAGTTTATCGAAATCGACTGATGCAACAGTCCGATCTTCATATGGTCTCCTCCCAGTTGATTGAGTTACAGGAAGCCATCTTAATCACACGTGATGCGATTATCTCCCCAGATACGGTAGAAGGACGTATGAACCGTACCTTATCCTTTGAGGGATGTGGAGAAGAGGAGGACTGGGTTCCTGTCGTAGAACAAATGGAGAAGAAGTTTAAACTTTTAGAGAAGATCAAAAACTTCATCGTTCCGTTTGCTTTGGAATATGGGGAATTCTATGCGTATATTATCCCATATTCAAAATTATTTTCTGACTTTATGCGAAATAAGCAGAACATCATCAATGGAGCTGGCGGAGTCAAATCCTTTGGAGAATCTACCACATTATATGAAGCCGTTCTTGGAGAAGAACCGTCTGCGATTAAAACAAAGAAAACTGGAAAGATCAAAAATGCTTGGATGGATCGTGCTTTCCAGCATTATATGGAGAGTACCAACGTATCTACTGGTGAATTTAAGAAAAACAGCGATGGTACCTATAGTTCCGGAGATAAGAAACTTCGAGAATCTTTTGAGTCTGATATGTGTGATATCTTAGAGCGTATCGAGATTAACAACGATCCGGTAGCACTTCCATTCTTAGAGGAAGGCGCTGATTCCATCGGTGCGTTTGCAGATAAATACTATGCAGAGAACGGACTTGGATCCTTTACGGAATCCGTTGTACAAGAAGCCGATAACGGGAAGAAGTCTGGAAACAAGATTCGGGTAAATAGTAAAGGAGAACACCTCATCAAGGTGAACCTGAAGAATCCGAAAAACAAAGACAAAGGACTGGATCCATTTAAAGCGATTCAGCAAAACGGATCTGTAGATGGAGCCTACGCTCCAAAAGAAGAGAAAGATGAATTTGCCGATTTGAAAGATGTCTACATTCAGTTGTTTGATCCAACCAAGATCATTCCGGTAGAGATTATGAATGAGACTATTGGATATTATGCAGTCTATACAGAAGAAACAACACAGTTATCTGGACTCGTTTCTTCCAACCTCGCATATCAAGGTCTTATGAGTTATAACTCCTCCGTAACTTTTGTGGATGATATCTGTGAACGAATCGTGCGGTCCTTTGATAAGCCGTTCTTAGAGAACAATTTGAAATTCAAACGGATGATCGTCAATGCGATCAATTATTTCAATATTACACAGAACCGCATTAAGTTCCAGTATATTCCAGCGGAATATATTCAGGAATTTAAGATCGACGAGGATATCGATGGACATGGTCAGTCTATGGTAAAGAAATCTTTGTTTTATGCCAAGATGTACCAGATGCTATTGATGTTCAAGATCTTATCTATCGTTATGAATAGCAACGATACGAAAGTCAACTACGTCAAACAAAGTGGACTTCGGAAAGATGTTGCCAATAAGATCGAAGAGATCATTCGTAGAAAGCAGTCTCGAAACATCAATATGTACGATCTTTACAATTATTCTACTTTGATCAATAAAGTAGGTGCCGGTAGTGAGATGTATATCCCAGCAGGGCGTTCTGGAGATCGACCAATTGAAACCGAGATCTTAGCAGGCCAGGAAATACAGTTGAATTCCGATCTCTTGGAAATGTTAAAGAATGCCTATATTTTAGGAACCGGTGTTCCTGCAGCCATCGTCAACTACTTGAACGAGCCGGAGTTTGCAAAGATTGCGGAACAGAACAATAGCAAGTGGATGGGTCGTGTGGTAAATTATCAGCTCGACTTTAATCCAAGTATCACCGAAATGTATAAGAAGATCATGCGCTGGGGAACCAATATTCCAGACGAGATCGTGGATAAATTTAGCTTTACCTTGCAGACCCCGAAAACATCTACTCAGGCAGCAAAGAGCGATGCAATTCAGGCATTCGATTCAACGTTACAATTTATTCTTCGTATCTGTCTTGGAGATGGGTTCGATCCACAGGATCTCGATACCAAGAATATCATCAAGAATCTTACCGTTGCTCTTGCAGAAGAGCAGTTGCCACAGTTGAAGATTCAGCATGTCTTAGAACTGTATGAAGAAGCAAAACTAAAAGCAACCCAAGATAAATTAAAACCAAATCCCGCAAATGACGATAGTGGGGATGACTTCGACATTGGAGATTTAGAAAAAGAAATGCAATAAAAATCAAGGTACCAAGGAGAATATCCTTGGTACCTTATTATTTTCTTACAGAGCGGCAAGATCAGTGTCTTTCATTGGAGCCATTGTATCGGTTCCAGTTCCACTTGCGAGCTGGCCTGTAGCAATGTCATAGTGCTTAGTCTCAGTAAGAGAACTGCTCTTAATTCCACTGAAGAAGTTCAGGGAGTTTGCAAGCACTTTATACTTGTCTAGGAGAGTCTGACCAAGTTTATTGATCTGCATAGACTCATACTTTGTACAACGGAATTCAACGTTATACTCAACCAGTTCATGAGAACCAGATGTGTAGTTGAACTGCTCATTACGTACATTGGATGGGAAGCAGTTTGCAAATAAGCAAGCATACTCTACCTGGCATCCTGTAACATCAGTGGATACATAAACAAATTCAGCTGTCTGATTAGACTGGAGAGCCTCCAGTCCAGATCCACCGGATTTTGTTCGTACATCACCATTATAATGGGTCAGACCTGTTAAAAGGTCAGTTGTACCATTTACCCAAGTATGAATAACTTCACGAATCGGAGATCCAGAGAATTCATAGCAGTTAACGGTAAATGTCTGAGTTCCATCTGTAGCTACAGATGGAATGGAGAAGCTCTTTCCAGCATAACCGCCAGTGTAGTCATTGAAAGAAACTTCGATATCACCAATACCCTGAACAGCGGTATTACCGTATTCCAGGATATGTTTGAATTTCTTCATCTTTGTTGGGATATACTGGTCTACCCATTTCGGGGCACGAACCATAAACAGTCGTCCATAACCAGTACGGAGTGGATCGTAGTTCTGAAGAACTGTGTTTGTTACATTCAGACCTCCGACAAATAATGCATAGTTTGTCAAATCATCATTTGAATGAAATTTGATATTACTCTGAATAGTTGTTCCATCAGCCATCGTTCACACCTCCTTATCAGTCTGCATCAGAGCTGTAATCTCTGCGGTTGATATCAATTTCAACAGTTGCACGTTTGAAGAGACCTCTAAATACGATAGCTACATAGCAATGCAGGATAGAGTGCTCATGTTCCCATTTGTTGGACTTGAACTCAATCTCGATGCTCTCTACGTATTTATTATTCCAGTTACGGAAACGATCTTCCTCATACTCTTTGAAGCGGCGACGAACGTCTGCTTCATTGAAGTTGTAGAGTCTTGCGTTGATATCATACTCGATCATACGTTTTGCCTGATAGAGCAGATGCACGTTAGACTCTTCCAGAAGGTCAGAATTCTCCGGCTGAGAAGTATTCTGAGTTGCTCTCTGGTATACATTATCTTCAATTGTCTCGAAGTAATTGAAGCGATTGTCATTTAATTTCTGTTTCAGACCAACCTCATAATCTTCCACAGTTGGCTCCAGGGTATTTCTCATATGTCCAGACAGCTGGCAATACTCTTTAACAAACGGAATGGATACTCCGTAGTTGGTTACATGCTGCCAGAACTGGTTAGCCAGGAAGTATGTGATGGTAACTGTAATACGTTTCTTTGTGATCGGATCTCTTGTCACATACTGATGTACGTTCTTGGAGATCAGACGGCTAGAGAATCTAGCATAGTCATTGATCATAGCGGCAATTTCGTTTGCTCCAAAAGAAGAACGAACACCTGTATCCAGGTACAGAAGTCCATCTTTTCTTGCCAGTGCAAGCTCTGCCATTTTACATTTTGTAGAGAATGGGTAGTTTGCATCAAACATAGCATCTGCGCCGATACGTTTTGCGGTCAGGATACGTTTGTCATTGGTACCATCCCATGCTTTGTTATAAGCATCGGCAAGCTCTTCTTCCAGTGTCCAAACGTGTGTTTCCATCTGACCAAGGCTGTTCATTTCCTGTGTTGTACGTGGAGCATCGAAATATCCATCAGTACCACCATACAGACGAACACCACGAACATCGTCAAAGGATACGATATCAGACTGAGTATAGTCATTTGCGTCATAATCATCAGCATCTGTATCTACATCGTCCGTTAATTTCTGAACAAATTTCAGGAACGGCTGCTCGGTTGTTGTGCTACCAAGAGCAAGACCAAAGATCGGATCGAATCCATCCAGCTCCGGAAGATCATCTTCATCACAAGCGCTTACCAGTTCCTCAAGCTCACGAATTTCTGCAACAGCTGCTAATTTCTCCTGTGGGATAGTTTCCTGACCAGCCAGCATACCTTCGGTAATACTATTCTCAGTCATCTTCTTTTCCATCTCAGCCTGGAGATCTTCATGTTGTTTCTTACAGAACTCGATATAAGCATCATATACGGTTTCAATGCCGTCCTCATCAACGTCAACGTCAACCGGAGCAACACCGTCCTCAGTGTCTTCCAGAACGTCATTGATGAGAGTTGCTGCATCATATTTTACAGATGTTACAAGAGATCCCATGTACTCAGCTTCTTTGATAAGACCCTTATCAGAAGTTAAGATCTCAAACATCATTGTCTTGATTCCATACTCTTTCTCATAGGATACAGAATTGGCGATACGTACGGAGAAAGTGTTTCCACCTTTACCACGTCCATTGGAGGAAAGGATAATAACACCAGGAACCTGAGTATATCCTTCACCATCTTTGTATACGCCGCCAGCTCCCTCACCATCCAGTTTTCCACGAACTGCTTCCAGATTTGCTTTGGTGATGATCTGGTCTGCGATCTTTGTATTCTTCGCCGGATCTACAAAACGGGAAGTATACTTAATACGGAATTTACGTTTTCCTACTTCTACATCCTCACCATCGGCTTTGTAGTAGAGGGAAACAATTGCATGCGCACGAGTAGCATTCTCGGGCATACATCTCATGCACCATACCTTTGTACCACCTTCTCCAAGGAGTACATACGGAGTAAGGTTAGGCTGGCCATATTTTTTGAAATTCGGAGTGCCGAACGTTTTCACAAACGCTTGCTGTGTTCTCTTTAACACCCATCGGTTGTCGATTCCACGATCAGATGCAAACGCATAAATGTAACCGACTCCTGGATCAGCGGACACAGTACTTGAGGTATCCTCGGTTACTTCTGTATAGTCTGTAATGTAAGATTCTACATACGGGAAACTATATTCCGGGACAATCTGTGTAACTGCAGGCATAGTTAATCCTCCTTTACAGTTTATTCATAAATTTATTTTCTTTGCTATTGAAGTTTCCTTCTGACTTAATAACTTTATATATTTGTTTTACTCGTTTTCGGCGCTGTGAGAGCTAGAATACGAGAAACTTACATCTTAATGAGCTGTTCCAATGGAGACTCCGGCTCTGGAAGATGCTCCTTGGTACGCTTTAGTGAAGAAGTGACCATAGAATCAAAGTCCTCAAAGGTAAGAGCTGCGAAGGTAGAACTGAACTGACAGATCTGTCGCATGTTTACCATCGCAAAATCATACTCCGTAGCGGTTGGGTCTTCGTTTAATCGCTGTGCGAAAATACGAGTTGGAGCTTTTCCATCCCGGTACTGAATAGATAGTAAGAGTTCTCTGTTAGAAGCTGGAACACCAAGCCCACCATTATTCATCTTCAGGTTTTTATTCCATACCGTATTGGCTGCAGAATAGGATAATGTAGGAGGAAGCTTTCCTCCTAAGATCAGCTCAATGTATCCCTGTATACTAAGGGAGTTTTGGACAATGTAATCGTTAAAGATCTCATGTCCTTTGAAGTATTTGAGT